CTATCATCTCGCGCCAAAGCGCAAGACCGTACTATCAAAAGGACGTGGAGGTCTGTTGACATGTCAGCAGCTACCGACCGCATAAAAAGGTCCGCGGCACTTGCTGTTATTAACGCCTTCGCAGATGAGTTGGGATGGACCGATGAACAAAGGTCTATCGCACAACGTTCAATAAGTGGTCATAGGATTGGTAACTATAAATATCTTACCTCCCGAGGTACCTTATTAGGGTACCCTCTTTCATTTACGATTCTCTGCGCATTACACCTATGGTGTACACGTGAGATTGAATGTAAAGCCGCCGCGATCTTTGGTGATGATGCTCTATTAAGAGTCTCTTCTGAAGAGTACTCAGCATACCTCGACAATTGTCGAGCTGTAGGGTTTGTCATCAACATAGCAAAGACGCACGAGTCCTCCTATGGAGGTACGTTCTGCGGACAATACTTCTTCTCATCAGATGTAACCACATTAAATCGGTATCGAATCCCATTTCTATCATCAATCCTAGGATCAGGTGAAGAAAGAGAGGAACGTACATCCACCGGCTTTAGAGTACCTAGCTGGAAGAAGTGGATTCAAATCCTTACTACCGAGTTAAAAGAATGCGCCGATCGGAGAGAGCGAGCCATGGTTTACAACGAGATTACTAAAAGACGAATCTCAATGGTCATCGCTATCTGGAGAAAGAGAGGTTTAGACCCTCATATGCCCGAGTTCTTAGGGGGCATGGGTCTACCAACCGCAAGGAAGGTTAAGGTTCCAAAAGAAAGTGCTTTATTATTTCAACGATATCTTATGCTGTCGCACCGAGAAGGTGGTATGGACGAGCTCTCTCGACATATCCAGTCTGTCCTAAGACAAACCAAATACGCCGCCATGGCTCCCTGCATGCGCGAAACAGCGCCACACGTCGCACATCTAATGTCGGAACTTAAAGTTCTCCCATTGCGTACACCCAAGTCCTCCCAATCTGTCAGATTCGCTCCGTTGCCTAAGCCCGGTGACGGTCACATCAAGAAAGAAAGAACTGAAGATGGTGTACCATTGTCAGATGCACTGTCGGACATTATAACTGCGTGTGGTACAACTATTGCTAGATCAATTTATGAGAAGCGTGGTGGTCCAAAGGTACATGGTTGGATCACCTCCATTAAAACGGCCGCAACCATAATTAGCAAGTTGAATAAGAATCGTTTTCCGTTGTCAATCCCCGCAAAACTCCCCCAATCGCCCCTATCCTATTCAGACATGAATAGAGATCAATTGATGATTTCGCGTGCGGATTACCAGACATTATGTGGAATGCTGGCTAGTACTCACATAGCTTGGGATCTGAAAGACGGTTCCGTTTACACGAAAGGTCTTCCATCGAAGGTCGGTCGCCAATGTGAGAGGAAGGTTGCTCTATTGAAACAGTCACTATTAGATCTTGTGACAGAGTCAACCTCTGATATCATTACCTCTAATGATATTAACACAGGTCCTACCCAGCGCATAAGCTGGTGGTAGGG